ATTACAGCTAGACAAAAAAAAGCCCCCGGCCTAAGACGGCAGGCGAGGAAACAACCATGCAAGTCCACTTCGACATGGACGGCGTACTTGCCGACCTTGACGGCGCGTTAGCACTTGATACCGGGGCGACCCAAAGCGACATCCGCGCTGCGCCAGGCATCCGGCGCACGCTGATCGAGCACCGACGCAACCGCTTAGGAGCCCAGCATTACACGACCCTGCGACCGTTGCGCCTCAGCGCCTTCAGGGAGTTGTTTGCGGAGTTACATTCCAACGGTATCGAGGTCCACATCCTCACAGCCGCGGACGTGCTTACAGCCAGCGACGTTGTTACCGTTTACGAAGGCAAGCAGGCGTGGGCACGCAAGCATTACGGCGACCTTATCGACGACGGCACGATACGCAGCGTCCACGTCGTTGCGAATGGCGAGCAAAAGGCGACCATGTTCGGAGGCCCACACCGCATCCTCGTTGACGCCGAATGCTTGAACACCATCTATTGGCGGGGCACCGGCGGCGACGTAATCGACTACAGCGATGACAACCATGCCGCCTGCATCCGAGCATTGCGGTCGATGGTTTACGTTTGAAAGGGGTACCGATGAAAAGCAAAATCCGGGTAGCGATCTTCGGCGTGACGCAAACCGCCGAAACGATGATCGAGTTGATAGCGCACTGCAAAATGCACGGGCCAACGAGAGGCAATTCCGCATACGAAATGATCGGCGGATACGAGGTGGCTGATTTGCAGATCGCCGCTGTTTTCGACCACCGACCGAACCACCGAAACAAGCGCCTGACCGACATGCTGTTAGCGAGGAGCGACAGCCGCAAACTGCTTACGCCAAGCGAGCGCCAAGATTTGGCAGCGATGACGACCTTGATGCCTACAGACCTGCGCATAAACCCGCTTCACACCTCCACGGTTGCAGACGGCGTCGAAGAGTTGCAGCGGGTTGAGGTCGACGTGGCAATCATCAGCCTCCCCGACAGCGTTTCGAAATCCACGCAGGAAACGACAGCCAACGCAGCCGCAACAATATGCGTCGAGAGCGGCGTGCCCTTTATCAACGCAACCGACAGCAGCATCGCCACCGACCCGGAATGGAGGCAGCAGTTCTTAGACGGCAACCTCCCGGTGATTGGCGACGGCTTGCAAACGCAATGCAGCGACGAGTACATCAGCCAGATGTTAGCTGACCTTTGCGACCGACGTTCAATAGCGGTATCAGGTTGGGCAGGCCCAGTACGCTTCCAGCCACACCAAACGAGCACCACCGCAAGCAAGTGGTCGTTATCCGCTCACACGACAGGCAACACCAAAACGACAATCGAAGTGCACGTCCATCACGACCAGCAGCCGTCCAGCGCATCGAACGCAACCGATTGCCTGCGCTTGCTCGCCGTGGCTTCCGAGATGGGGATCGGCGGCGTACTCGAAGGCGCGTCTTCGTTTTACGCCCGACAAACAGCAACGCACATCGAACCCGATGAGGCGTTTAATGAATGCGAGAGTTTAGCGGCACGACGCACCTGCGACACCATCCTTTCGTACAACAACACGACCACCGTCACCCAAGTTTAGACAGCCCAAGGTGAAACCGCCGACCGACCTTTTCAGCCTTCTTCCACGACACGCGCACATCGGTCCTCGTTTCACCATTCCAGGCATCGCCTTTAGGAGTGACCTTCCGAGTCGATACGAGATTAGGATGCAGGGCTTCAAGCTGCCGAGCCGCCTTCGCTTGAGCAGCCAGCGTCCGACCTTCAACCGAGCAGCCGCCTTCCGAGTTGGACGGCGCTCGACGTGTCGAAAACCGATACGACGACCGACAGGTGTGACCTTGTTTGAGCAGTTGCAAAATGTAGTCGAAATCTTCCATGAAATCGATGCGGCAGAATTTTACGGAGGACAGCATGACCGACCTGTTCATTGAGAAGTTTCCGTACATCCGAGTACTGTCCACGTAGTCTTTGGTTCGGTTGAGAGCCGCAATCCGTGCGTCGCTGATATTCGCCATTGCAACCCCGGCACGATACCAGCCGATTAGCATGTTGAACATTTCGTCCCATTCAGCCGGCTCAAGCAGGTTAAACTTCCCGGCAGAATCACGCTTAGTAAATTCGTGATCGTCGTCGATTTGATAGCAGTGATCGTCGTCACAGTTTTCGAGAATCCAGAGCCGCGTATTGGCGATGCCACGCACCGGACTAGCGACCACCTCCACCCCGAAGTTTTTGGAGCGATAACGAGCGACCTCATCCGCATTCACGACGATGGTTGTGCGGCGTTTCCATTGGTCAGGCATAGACCGAGTCGTCGTAAGCAAATCGGCACGACCCCTCGACGGAATATAAATCTTCATGTTTCCCCCTTATGCCACCGCTAGTAGCAGCGTTGTGTTGCCTAGGCTAGAGCTTGCGGCCGGCCACCGCCTACTGTAATTCCGTAAGGCGAGGAAACAACCATGGGCAACCGCGGACCGAAACCGAAACGAAAACCAGTCGGAGCACCGACTAAGCTGACCGGTGAAGTGATCGCCTTATTGACGCAGGCCCTTCGTACAGGTGCTTACGTCGAGACGGCGGTAGCGCACGTCGGCATACATAAGGACAGCTACTACAGGTGGATACGCAAAGGGCGCGATGAGCGTTTGCGAATCGACACCGGCGGGAAGCCCCGAAAGTCCTTCGGACTTTTCCTAGAGTTATACGACGCAGTTGAAAAGGCGCAAGCCGCAGCCGAGGTTCGTGACTTGGCGATCATCAGCAAGGCAGCCGAAAACCACTGGCAAGCCGCAGCGTGGAAGTTGGAGCGACGCAACCCCGGCAGATGGGGCCGCACCCGGCACGAGATTACAGGTGCCGACGGGGGGCCACTCGCCGTTGCCAACTGGAGCGAGCTGATTGCAGCCGCAGCGGATGACGATGAAACCGGATGAAGCAAAGGCGCTTCGGCAGCGAGGCACCACCGACCCGGTCTGGTGGGTAACGCACATCCTTGGCGACAAGCCGTGGGCAGTCCAGCAGGAAATCCTTAAGGCGCTTGTTCACAACCGTGAAGTGAATGTCCGTTCATGTCACAGCGCCGGCAAGTCATGGGTAGCAAGCCGAGCCGCCTTATGGTTCCTTTTCAACCACCCGGATAGCCTCGTCATCACGACCGCACCGACGGCACGCCAGGTGCGCGGCATCCTATGGAAGGAAATGCGAACAGCCCACCGACGCAGCTTGTTCCCCTTGGGGGGCGACCCATCGACAACCGCCTTGCGCATTAGCCCTTCGTGGATGGCGTTAGGGTTCACCGCAGCCGAGCACGACCCCGACCGCTTCCAGGGGTTCCACGCAAACAGCACCATGGTCATCATCGACGAGGCGTGCGGAGTTAGCGAGGAAATCGACACCGCAGTGGACAGCATCCTGTCGGGCGATCACAGCCGCCTATTGCGCATCGGCAACCCGACCAACGCAGCGACGCCGTTCGGGCTCACGTTCCGGCAGCAGCGAGGCAGGCGGTTCGCCATCAGCGCATTCGATACGCCTAACTTCACAAGCGCAGGCATCACGCTAGACGACATCCGAAACGACACGTGGCGGGCTAAAGCCGCCAAGCAACCCCTCGTTGCGCCCAACCTAGTCAACCCCGAATGGGTAGCGGAAAAGTGGAAGTATTGGGGTGAGAGCAGCCCGTTGTTTTTGAGCCGAATCCTTGCCGAGTTTCCGACCAGCGGGGAGTCGCTCGTTTTCGACCTCAACTTGCTGGACGCAGCGCAGCAAACCGAAACCACCACCGACAAGCCAACGGTCTTCGGCGTGGACGTTGCACGCCATGGAGCCGATGAAACGGTCGTGGCATTGCGTTCCGGCGACGCCGTAAGGATACTGGACGCATGGAACGGGCACGACACCATGACGACCACCGGACGCATCATCGACTTAGCCAGGCGACACAGCCCCGAGCGCATCCACGTCGACGAGATAGGTTTAGGGGCGGGCGTTTTGGACCGGCTGAAAGAAATGTCGCAGCCCGCTTACGGAATCAACGTTGCAAAGCCGGCACGCGATAAAGACCGTTTCGAAAACAGCCGAGCCGAGTTGTTCTGGAACCTGCGTGAACGCACCGAGGAAAAGTCCTTATGCTTAGAGCCCGATACACAACTCGTTGAGCAACTGGCAGCAATCCGGTACGAGTTTACCAGCCGAGGCAGGATCAAGCTGGAATCGAAGGCGAACATGGGCGCAAGCCCCGACCGAGCCGACGCCGTTGCGCTGGCATTCGCCCCGGTACCAATCGACCTGTTTGAAAA